ACCGCCACGGAGCATCTGCTGACTCAAAATATTAGCCTCGGCCAGCGTCTTATTATAGACATCCTGCAAGTTATCTTGACCCCAGTACACATCGTCGTCCGGCTGGTCCTTGGTTTCCTTCATTGACACATCCACCAAGTCCGCAAAGATGACCGAGATGTTAAAGGACATCACATTTCTGCTGATCGCCGAACTATTGACAATGACATGCGCCAAAGGGAAAATAGTCTGCACGTTCAAATCAACGCTGTTGATGTCGCCAAGGGTCACGCTGTTGATACCGGTCTGACCTTGGAGCTGGCTGCGCAGCTTCTCCGTTATGTTGTAATATTCTTTCATCGTTTCATTTCAATCCTTTCTACCTCTGCCTTTTCGATCCTATATATCAAGACGGTAAGGATGCGCCTCCAAGGCTGTTGAGTGACCATGTCGTATTTTGTAACGTCGCCACCAGCCAACGTGTCAATCGTGGCAAACCATCCCCATTTTCTGGCGAGCCCTCCTCGGGCTGTGTAGTCTTCGTGATCGGCGTCGCTTTGGAAGTTGTCAAGAAATGGGAGGATAGTTCTCTGGCGATACGATAAAAAAAAAGCAGCGCCCCAGCGACAACCTCCATCGGAGCACCCTTCATCGTGTCCGAATATATGGTGCCCTGGTATTTCTCAATATCATAGAACTTGCCGGCCTTCTTAGTCACCGGCCTATATAATACGCTCATCGCCTTGTGCATGTCCTCCCATTTGCTGATATACGTCTCAAGGTCAATAAACTCCCCATAGGTCATCTCATCTAAATTCGGGATAAACCCATACGTCACGTCATTTAACTCAAAGGTGTGTACCAGCTCAGGCTTCTGGCTTAGTACAGCACTCAGCAATCCCATGATTTCAATGGCGTCCTTATGCGAGATCTCCAGCACCTCATCAACGTCGCAGAAAATCTGCACCATCTTCCGGGCCATAAGCTCCTGATCATTACCGGTGACCTTTGCGAATCTCTGGTATTTGCTCAGAGGAATCTCTGCCAATGAGCTCGGGACCCGGATGTCTATTTCTTTTGTCTTACTCATGTATCAAGAACGAGAAATTAAAAAAATGTACCGAACGGCTTGTGTTTTAAAAAAAAGTGTATATTGCACCCATTAACAACAACTAAATTTTTCAATTATGACAACTTCAAGAATTACTAAATGCACAGTTGAATTCGACCATACATACGGAGCTGGTATTATGGCAACAGATTCAGATCAAGAAAATGCCGCACAAATTTGTGAAGCAGCTATTGAAAAAGCACAACCTGCAACTATTGAGGATGCGATTGAAATAGCTGAAATTGCTTTGAAAAAAAGCGAATTTTCATGGATGCGCCAAGTCCATTCAGTAATTGTATACCCCGAATATTGAGCGACACAATAAAAGTGTTATTTATAGTAATAATCGAAACCGGGGCAACCCGGTATAGGTAGTGTGCCGGCTACCTACTGACGAGATAGGCAAACATTAAACAAACAAACAATGACAAAAAACAGAATCACCTTAGTAGATGGGCGAAGCACTCGCACGCCGAAGGACTCTATCGACGCCTTCAAAGAATTGCAATTCATAGCACAGACATTCAAGGTCGATCTCCGCTATGCCATTAATGATATCCATACCATCATCATTGAATGGACCGATAGAGACGACCTACTGGAAGAGCTGCAAGCCAGCATCTACAAAATCCGCAATGTGCAGAATTTCATGATTGCCTTTCAAAGCAATCGGTCCTCCATCGAGACCGCTACCTATTTTTTCACAGCAGCCATGTGGAGCATTGTTATTGATGGCAATATCAGGATCAATGAAAAGCAAGAGTTCCTCGGATTCGTGCAAGTGAGCCTAACCACCTATGACGATTCCACCAGATGGGAGCTCAGAGAATTGGAAGTATCAGACGAAATCAAAAAACTACTATAATGAAATCACCCGGAGAAATATGGACCGCCACAATGGAGCTCAAAACCATCGTGGATGACCTCGCCGACAAGACGTCGAAAATACCCAGCGACCTGGCATCTGCTTCAGAGTTCGCTCAACAGATATCCGACTACCGACTAATGCTGACCTATAAAGCAGCAGCGAAGCACCTCGCCAAAATAGGGCTGATGGTCTCCAGCCATGAAGACCCAACGCCCGAAATACAAAAGCTGGAAGAGATGCAAAACGAATGGCCATCATTAGACCCAGCATATTCCCTTCCGGGAAAGGCTGCGTCAATCGCCTTAGCGAAAATACATAGTAGGTAGTTTGGTTGTTTGTTTGATAGGGAGGTGTCGTATCTTGCGATGCCTCCCTTTATTTTATCCCCCCAATGAAGAGCAAATACAAAAACGTCTATTTCAACACCTCACCCAGCAGAAGCAAAAACAAAAAGAAATGGATTGCAGCCATTATGATCAATGGCCAGCACTACCGCCAAGGATTCAATGATGAGAAAGAAGCTGCGAAATATGTGGACCTCTGTTGCATCAAGGCTGGAATCCCTCAACGAAACGACACCTATAAGACGCTATAACTGCCCGATCCCTTTCTGCTTAGCTTGATGCTGGCGACATATTTGAGCGCATCCATCGCATGGTCATTTTCCTTGACTGGCTCGTCCAGAGATTTGCCGGTCTTATCCGTGGCCCAGACATACGTCCGCAGCTCCCGGATCACATTCGTGCTGCTCTTGGTGATGTGCATCGTGTATTCCTGAAGGAGCTCAATTCCGAAGTGCTTAGACCCCGGACCTTTCTCTGCTCTGCGAATCCTGAGTCCCAACATCCGCAGCTCATGGATCGTCCGTGGCTCGGCAGAATCTGCCACCACCTCCTTGCCTCGCAGTAGACGCACCAAATCCGAGTTCTTGATCTCCGAGCCATAGAGCACCTCATCGACGTATATCTCGCCGTTCATGATATATAAGTCAACAGCAGCGCTCGGACTCTGCCATCCGAAGTCAAGACCGGTGCCCAAGTATTTGGCGTTTCTCGGAATATTGTCCACCTGCGTCCAGTTGTTGTAAACGGTGCCTTGCAAGCTGCCGACCTGACCCAATCCGTAGACCCTCCACCAGTTCAGCCAGAAAGTGTTTTTGATATTGGCTTCGTGGTTGATCTCTCCCTCTGGGAGATTCGGGTTGATATACGCCTTGCCCTTCGCTCTCTCAATCTCTTTGATGATGGCCGGCTCCAGCGCCTCGTTGTCCTTATAAGTGAGGATGCAGAAGTCAGCATCATCCTGACCCATGAGCTCCGTATGCACCCAGAATTCTGAGGATGGGTTGAAGTCCAAGTATATAAATTTCCTGGTCCTAATGGCCAGCTGCTGGTAGGCTTCGAACGTCACGTTGTTGGCCTCGTTGATGAACAGAACGTCCCTCCTCGGGCCTCGCAGCTTGTCGACCTGGTCGGCAGAGAAAAACTCGATAAACGATCCATTGGGGAAATTATATGTCAACGTGCTTCTGTTCCATTCCTCCTCGACCATGTTGTTGGTCCACTCCATAATCTTCAAAAAATCACGAATCGCACCTCTGCGCAAATTGGGAATCGTTTCCCCGACGATGGATATTTCCGATCCCGGCTTCTGGATGGCATAGGTGATCAGCATCGGAATAATGGTGAACGTCTTCGATGAGCTGGTGCCCCCCTGAAGGATGCGCACCCTCTTCCGCATCTTGGCTACCTTTATTTGCGATGTGGTGCGCTGAAGCATTATTCGACCTCTATATCCTCGACGTCCAGGTTAATCCCCGGAAATGGCGCTTGCTTAATATTGGCGTCCATCTGGACATGCTGCTTCTCAATGTATCCCCGGTGCTGACCCAGCGTCTTTAGGTAGAAAATAACAGCTGCCGTCTGAGGGCGCTCTTTGTAGACGATGGGCTCGCCCTCATCGTCCTCGCCTTGCTCTACTCTGACGCCGTCAATCAATTCAAATAGCTTGCTCTCGACATAGTCCAGCGCCACCTCTTTGATGGAATCCACGGCCTCCTTATAGACCGGGTCTTCATTAATCCATCGGTAGTGCGTCGTGTGGCTGGTATTAGCTGCTTTGCATGCCGGAGTCAGAATCCCTTTGGTCGATATAAGGGCATATATTACGGAGAGTTTTTTCGGATTGTCTATTATGCATACTTCGTCCGTTTCCCTCATATATACCTCTATCGGCTCAAGGCGTCTCTCCAGCTTCATATTGATCGGCTATTTTTTGCAGTTCTTGGAT